AACTGTGTTACTCTTCTTGACGGCAAAGACGTTGATATTGATGCATTAACCACCTTCGACCTTGAATATTTGTTTCTTAAAATCAGAGCTAAGTCTGTTGACAACGTTGTTACGTTAAAATATGTCGACCACGAAGATGAAAAAGAATATGAATTCAAAGTTGCTTTAGATGATATTGAAATTAAATATAACCCCGAGCACACTAACAAGATTAAGGTTGATGACGAAATTGGTATAATATTGAAATATCCTAGGACGAATATTGTTGAAAAAGTAGATGATCCTGACGTTACTGAGTCTGACTTGACTTCTCTTATGATTAAGTCTTGCATTGAATCAATCTATGATAAAGACGGTGTTTATCTGGCTAGTGAATCAACACCAGAAGAGTTAGATGAGTTTATTGACTCTATGAATGTAAAGGCATTCGAAGGTGTACAGAAGTTCTTTGAAACTATGCCAAAGTTATATCATAAGATTGAATACATCAATTCGAAAGGAACAGCGAGAGAAATTGAGTTGACCACGTTAGACGATTTTTTTACATTGGCTTAATTCATAATACTTTGAACAATTATTATACTACAATATTCTCTCTGGTGCATCATTATCATTACTCTATTGATGAAATAGAAGGTCTAATTCCTTTTGAACGAGACCTTTATGTCAGTATGCTTAACAATTACATAGAAGAACAAAAAGAAAAAAACAAATAAATGGCTGATGAAGAAGAAGACAATTCAGGTGTGATGGCCACGATTGGTCGTGGTAAACCGAAGTCTGATGAGGCTGGGGAAAACAACACGCCAGAGCCAGAAGAAAAAAAAGATCCTAAAGTAGAAGCTGCTCAAAAAGAAAAAGATTCTTCTAAAACTTCTGATGTTCTCCGTATCAAGAAGGGTGCACCATTATTTGGAACAACACCAAAAGATGCTTCATATCAAACACTTGTTGATGGTTTAATTAAAAGTGGACAGCTAATAGTTGAAGAAGCAGATCAAAATGTAAGGGGCGTTAGCAAAAAAGCTGCAGTCAATGAATCTGAATCTGGCGTATCAAAAAAATTATCAAATATTTCACAAAAGTTATCCACATTAAACAATAATCTAACAAAATTATCTGAAATAACTAAATCTATTAAGGGGTTATTGGGAGATCAATTACGGTTTGAAAAGAAAAGATATGAACAAATAGAGATATGGAAACAAGAGCAATCTTTACTAACACCAAAGGGTAAAGATGGTGCTGATGATGGAGAAGAAGAAGAAGATAAAAAGAAAAAGAATGGCAGTAATCTTTCGTTATTAGCAGCATTAATGTTATTGCCAGCTTTTATTGGATTTGCTGCATACATAGGTGATCAGAGGCAATCTCTTAGCATATTCTTATTGAGACATCTAAAAAACATTAGAACTTTATATAACATGACTAAAACTGCAATTAGCGATGGAGCTAAAGCATTAATGCGTAATGTTGGTTTAATGAAACCTGAAAGATATCGCACTCTTAAAAATGGCAGCATCATTGATAATGAAACTGGAAAATTCACTAGCAAGGAAAAAATTGCTAAGCAAGAAGCAGAAGCAGCTAAATCAGCCAAGATTCAAAAAGGTATTCAAAAGGGATACAAATATAATGAAGCTACTGGTAGATATCATCAAGTAAATGAAGCAACCGGAAAAACAGGAAAAATGGTTTCTGAAGCAGAAGCCAAAACTTCGAAGTTTGGTAAAAGCATACAAAAGATATCTACATCTATAAAAGAATCAAATGCAGGTAAGGCTGTTAAAGCTGTTGGTGAATTTACAGGAGCATCAAGTGTAGTAAGAGGTGTAGCTTCAGGAGTATCCAAAGTATCAAAAGTTGGATCTAAAGCTATGACCATCATAAAATATTTAAAATCTGTTAAGGGATTTATAACAAAAAATCCTACGATGGAAAAAATTAAAGGTCCATTAGGAAAAATTATATTAACTCTAACATTTTCTATTGATGTTATAATTGATATTTTCTCAGAAGGAAAGGGTGAGAAATACTGGAGACCACTTATCGTTGACGTTTCTAAAGCGTTGGGTGCGATTTTTGGTGCATTTTTAAGTTACTTTATGAGAGTAGGAATTGAAACTCTCAGTACTTCTCTTGGTTTACTGATAGGTTCTCTTATTCCAGGTCCAGGAACTGTAATTGGTGGATGGATCGGGTCAGCATTAGGTTTAGTTATAAGCGGTATTATTGATTATTATGGTTCAAAGTTTTTTGAATTCTTAGGTGGTTATTTAGCTGATAAATTATGTGAAGTTATTTTTGATGGTAAAAACGCAAGTGAATTGATTGCAGAAATTGGAATGGACATAACAAAATGGGGAGAAAAAGCTGTTGGTAAAAAGGTAACAGCTGTTACTACTTCTGTAGCGAAAACTCTTTTCAACTTAACTCCAATTGGGATGGCATTTAATGCTGCGAAATATCTTGGACAAACAAATACTGGTAGATCGGTATTAACTAAAATAGGTCTTGATAAATTTTTTGCACCAAGTAGAGTCGCGCCAATTACTGGTATGGATGATGTGAAAAAAATGATCATCCGTCATGAGGGTTGGAAAAATAAAGCATATAAAGATAGTGTTGGTAAATGGACTATTGGTGTTGGGCATTTAATTGGTGATGGTTCATCTCCTGGTGAGTACGAGGGTAAAACATTAAGCAATAATGAAATATGGAATTTATTTGAACAAGATTTTGCCAAACATGTTAATATTGCAAAGAAAACTCCAGGGTATGACAAAGCGAATATTCAGGGCAAGGGGGCAATGGTAGATCTTGCATATAATATGGGACAATGGTGGGATAAATGGCCAAACACAGCAAAAAAACTTATTGCTGCAGATTTTAAAGGTGCTGCTGAAGATTTACAAAACAGTAAATGGTATACACAAGTAGGTCAGCGCGGAGCAGAAATTGTTAGTATGATAGCTTCAGCTGGTGCTGCTATATCTCCAATTTCATCTGCAAAAGCAAGTCCAGCTGTGGGACCGCCAGCAGCAATGGCACAAAAATCAGCAACTCCAGCAGCTAGCGCTCCGCTAGCACCCCCGCAGGTTCCTGGGGAATCTAAAGGTTCTTCTACTCAACCAGCAGCTGTTGGTGGTGGCAAAGCTATGTCTCAACCTCAAGGAAACCAGGGAGACAAAAGAAAAAATGCTCAACAAGGAACACAATATCATATTCCTGATCCCGCGCATCAGTCGTTTATGGATGATTTGGTAGCAGTAATGTTTAATGCTAACGATCCAGCAATGGGTGTTGTTGCTCTATGAGTATTGAAAGTATAACTGAAAAATTAAAAGAAGAAAATGAAATTGATCAACTCGATAAAACAGTTGAATCAATAAAAATTAATATTGTAAAAGTTGTTACAGAATGGAGAAATATAGCCAAAAGTGTGAACAACAATATAATATTATCTTCAAAAATATCTAAACTTGAAGACAAATATTTATTTCACACAGTTGCAAGTAAGGGTGGTGCAAAAAAGAAACACGCTAAAAAGAAAGAGGAAAAATCCTCCTCTTTATTCTCTTTAATATTATCATTACTTTTATTGCTTATAGCTCCATTATTAGTGAATTTATTTGCATATATGACAAAAAAAATCGGAGAGTTTTTCACAGCTATAACATCTATGTTTTCTGATATAGAAAAGTTTATTTCCGATACATTCTCAAATGCTGTAACAGCAATTTCTAATGCGGTATCAGTAGTAATGAAACCTCCGGGGGAAGATAAACAACCAGAAGTAATTAACACACCACAAGATACAGTAAAAGAAACTCCTGAAAAGGTTGCAACTGATGAGGAGCAATCACCAACACCAGCTGTTCCAGAGAAACCTTCTGCTACAGAAACAAAACAAACTAACACAGCACCAGCACCAGCTAAAGTTATGGAAAATACACCTGCACCAGTTGGTATTGCTAATACAAAAATTGCAATGCCTAATCAAAAAAATAAAAATGATACTACTACTGCAGCTGCAATATCAGGAGTTTCTAAATCTTCGTCAAAAATAACTACAGGTAAAAGTGAGAAAAAGGCAACATCTGAATCTACACAAAATCAATCATCAGTATCTGTTTCAAAAAATGAAGGTAAAGGTAATGTAGCTAATACTAAACCTCCTGAGAAATCCCCATCATTTTTTGGTTCGATTAAAAACTTTGCTACAGGTGCTGCTAGTGCTGTCGTTTCAGCTGTGTCGACTGGTTATAAGACAGATGTAGAAGCATTTACTGGTAAAGCAGATGCAAAAGGTCTTTATCTTAAACCAGGTGTATCACTTGATGGCACAGATCCAAAGGTGATATCAATGGTGGGAGATCTCCAAAAGAAAACTGGTAAAAAATTATTAATTACTAGTGGTAAAAGACCATTAGGATCTTATGGTGGGGGACCCTCAAATCCACACGTAGTTGGTAAAGCTGTAGATATTTCTGTAAAATCATTAACTGATACAGAACAACAAGAAGTGTCAAAGGTGGCAGTATCTATGGGATTTACAGGGTTGGGTGCTGAAGGAGATCACTTACATTATGACATATCACATGCCACCCCTATGACATGGGGAGCAGATTACCATTACCCCAGTGCCCCTGAATGGGCAAAAAATTTAATAAAAGTGGGTGGCTTAGATAAAGAAAGCGCGCAAGAAGGCGATGGACCACAAAAGGATTCTCCACCAACATCTCAGCCAGCGCCACAGCAACAACAAAAAAAAGCGGCACCAAATAAATTATCTGCAGAATCAGGCACCTTTGGATGGTATCACTCTATAGAGAGGCATTTTGAGGTCAATCAACCAGCCACAGGATCAAGTCAGCACGCTATATAAAAAAATGGGGATGGATTTCTCCACCCCCAAGTTCACCCAATAGGATTAGGACTAGTCGTTAGCCAGCTTCTTGAAGTAGCTAAGATCATCGTCGTCATCTACCGTAGCCGCGAACGGGACAGCAGCGATAGGACCAGAGGCATCAGCATCCTTCTGCCTAAAGGTAGGCGCAGCAGCTACCGGAGCGTCCTCCTGGAACTCCCTGGAGACCTTTGCAGTAAGCCCGAGAACCTCGTTTAGCTTAGTCTTAAGGGTATCGTACTCCTTAAAGTTCTTCGGGTCCAGGAACGCCTGGAGCGAGTGAGCTGACTTCCAGATACGCTCTAGTTCACCATCATCGTTGTTCAGAGGACCACGATCCGAGAACTCAGACTTGTCGTAATTACGATAGCCTTCGACCTGACGGATCTTGATCTTAAAGCTGGCACCTTCCCAGAGATCAAAGGGATTCAAAGGCTTCTCATCAGCGAACTGAGGGTTCATCGCCTCATTAAGCTTATCGAAGATCTTCTTACCATACTTGAAGAGGAACACCTTACCTTCGTTCTGTGGCTTCGAAGGGTCGCTAACGATATACACATTGCTGATATAGGTTAGCTTGCGCTTCTGGTCACGAGCTTGCTTACGAGCAGGTGAGTTGTCATCAGTGGTCGAGTTCCAGAGCTGAGTATTATACTCGCTGACTGGATCAGGCTTGTTGATTGTTGTTAGGGAGTTTTCGATGTACCACTTGCCGCTGGTTTGACCCTTAAACCCATGACCCCAAGTGCGTACGAAAGGCACGTCTTCAGCGGCAGGAGCAGGTAGG